GAATGCGTATAACATCTGGGGGGGAAATACAAGCTACAAGAGGTAATGCAGGAACTTTATATGTTGCAGACAATACTTCAAGTGCAGGTACGGGAATAGTTAATTATTATTCATCTTTAGCACAACAATCTAACAATACAAATTGTAGTCATTTTAAAGGTACTACACAAAACGTGGCTTCTTATCATTTATACGGTAATGGCTCAAGTTCTTGGAGTTCTGATAGTAGATTAAAAAGAGACATTAAAACAACAAGAGATGGTTATATTGATGATATAAATAAATTAAGAGTAGTAAAATATAAATGGAAAAATGACGAAAATAGTGGATTAGAATTAGGTTTAATTGCACAAGAAGTTGAAAAAATATTTCCTTCACTTGTTATAGATACAGAAGATGCAGTTGGAAATGGAGAAACTTACAAGTCTCTTAAATATAGTGTGTTACCAACAATTTTACTTAAAGGAATGCAAGAGCAACAAAAAATGATACAAGAACTAAAAGCAGAAGTAGACAAATTGAAACAAGAATGTAAATGTAAATAATATGAAAAAAGTAGAAAAAGTAGAAGTATTACAAGACAACAAAGTAAAGGTTTGGTATTCAAACCATACTATGGATGGTAAAATAACTGTAAGCTATTCTAAAGGTCAGGACTTAATAATCCAGGGAGACAAAGAAAAAGCTGAGTTATATGATCTAACTAAATTTACTGAAGAGTTATGGTCTAGTAAAAAAGTAGTTAAAAAGAAGAAAAAATAATATATTTACTATTCACTTTAAAATAAATAAAATGTCTAAAATTAAAAAAGAAGAGTTAGAAGTATTACACAAACAAGAGAACGCTAAAGTAGAAATCCGTAATAGAATAGGTTTACTACAAATTGAAATACATTCTTTGTCTCACGCTCACTTAGGAGTCCAGGAGGAGCAAAACAAAACAAAAGAAGAACTAGAAAAGTCTTACGGAAAAATTAATATTGATCTTAAAGACGGTTCTTATGAAGTTATAGAGGAAGAAAATAAATAATTATGAATTTTACAGATTTGAAAATATATTTTTACAATACAATAGCATTAGGAATATCAATGACGGAAGTAGAGTTAGGCTTAAAAATTATATTACTTATCTGTACTATAGGCTATACTATAAGTAGATGGATTTCAAATGAGAAAAATAGATAAAATAATAATACACTGTTCTGCGACTCCTGAGTTTAAAGACTTTGACGTTAAAGATATAAGAGACTGGCACGTTAACGGAAATGGTTGGTCTGACGTAGGCTATCATTATATTATTAAGCTAGACGGAGAAGTCCAGTTTGGTAGACCTGAAAACAAAATAGGAGCTCACGTTAAAGGTAAAAACAGAAGCTCTATTGGTGTTTGTTATATAGGAGGTATGGATAGAAATATGGAAAACTGGTTAGATACTAGAACTGATAAACAAAAAGAATCTTTAATAAAATTAATAAAAGACTTGCAGAAAAAATATCCAGGGTCAATAGTATACGGTCATAGAGACTTTACTAGTAAAAAACCTTGTCCTAGTTTTGATGCAAAAGAGGAGTATAAAGAGTTTAAATAATGAGTGAACTTAGCGAGGAAAGTAAATTTGAAATAAGTATAAAAACTTTAATAGGAATAGGAGTTGGTTTGTCTACTCTTATAGGAATGTGGTTTGCTCTACAGGCAGATATTCAAGAAGCTAAAGAACTTCCTGAGCCTGAAATTTCCAGGACTGAATATGATTTAAAAGATCGTTTAATCAGACAAACTATAATGAATACTGGAAAAAAAGTAGAAGAAAACTCTGAGTCGTTAAAGAAAATAGACGACAAGTTATTTGAAATAATAAATAAATGAAAAAACTATTATGTGCGATATTTGTATTAGCTGCGGTCTCTGTTCATAGTCAAGAAGTAACTGTTTTTCAGATTAACGCAAAGTGGAATCAGAATAACAATTACGATACTAGAGGATTAAAAAACTGTATTATAAAATTTGGTTATTTAAAAAACCAACCTGAAGACATTAAAAAAAGTATAACTGCTGTTCCTGTTTTAGTTATAAAAGACAAAAAGGGTAGAACTCGTATGCAGTATATAGGAGATATTAGTCTTCAAATAAAAGTCTCTAAAGAAGAAATCCAGGCTTCTATAGACAAAATAAATCAGTTATGAAAAAAAAGTTTAAAGACACAAAGGTCGGAAAGTTTCTTATAGGAAAAGGAAAAGTCTTTTCTTCATTAACTGACAGTATACCTGACAAAGGATTATTAGGACTTGTAAAGAACTTAATAGACAAAGACGATACTATGCCTCCAAAAGACAAAGAAACTGCCTTAAAATTGCTAGAAATGGATAGTAACGAGCTAGTAGAGATTACTAAAAGGTGGGAGTCTGACAATAAATCAGATTCTAGTCTAGCTAAAAACGTAAGACCTTTATCGTTAATATTTCTAACTATATCTTTAATAGCGTTTATACTACTAGATGGATTCGATATAAACTTTGGAGTAGATTCAGGATGGATAGATTTACTTAAGTCTCTTCTAATAACAGTCTATGTAGCTTATTTTGGTTCTAGAGGAGCTGAGAAATTTAAAAATATTTCTCAAAAATAAATATTATATTAGTATAAGACTTATATTAATATAAGTTTATATATATAAGATTAATTAATATAATATTAATATAATATAATATTTATATAATATAATATTTATATAATATAATGCAAGTAAATTTTGAAAAAAAAACTTTCCAGGAGCAAAATTGTAAAAAAACTAGACGCAGAGTTTAGTAGATACATAAGACTTAAATACGCAGATCATAACGGCTATGTAAAATGCTATACTTGCGAAAGAGTAAAACATTACAAGGATTCAATGCAGTGCGGACATTTTCTTTCACGTAGATATTATTCAACTCGTTGGTCGGAAGACAACTGCAGACCCCAGTGTTATGGCTGTAATGTACACTCTCAAGGTCGTCAGTATGAATATGCTTTAAATCTCAATAAAGAATATGGTTATGACATAGCTGAAGAATTACTACAAATTAGTAGAGAAACTGTAAAGATTTCTACTCCAGAACTTCTAGAAAAAATAGAGTACTACAAAGTTTTAAACAAAGGTTTTAATATAGATTAATTAGTTATATATTAGCAGTCTAATTTTCTCTGTATTAAGGGAGTAGTAGTCGCTCGGCTTTGCTCCCTTTTTTGTTTTTATTATATTTTTATTATATTTGTCTTATGACAGATATAGAGAAAGTTTACCTACAAGCTAGGATAACAGCTCTTGAAAAAAAAGTACAAGAGTTAGAAAATCAAAACGAATTATTAACGATTCAAAAAGAAAGAGTAGAGAGTCTACTTATTAATTAAACACACAAAAAATGACAGGAAAAATTACATTTATTAACAGGGACAAAGACTACAAAGATTTGCAAGTTTACAAAGTTACTTTGGCAAACGGACAAACCTGGAGTTTCTTTCAGCCTAAAGAAAAAAACGGAGTCGAACAAACTCAATTTGAATTACAAGTTGGAGAAGAGATCGAGTTCGAAATTAGTAACGCTAAGTACAACACAGCAAAACTAATTAGAAATCAAAAAACAGAAACTAAGAGTTTTAACAAACCAGTTTCTCAACAGTCTTCAATAGAGTTTCAGTCTTGTTTACGATCTGCAGCTATATTGTATTCTAACAACCCAACCGTGAAAAGTAGTACGGTACTAGAAACTACTGAATTATTTTTTAACAAATTAAAACAAGTAACTAATGTCTAATTTTGAAACCGAGTATTGGAACTGCGTAGCTCCTTACAAATCTAAGTACGAATGGATTAAACTACATTTTCTTATGGATGTAGACGAATGTATTAAAATGCTAAACAAAGCTAAGGCTGAAGGGAACGACAAGATCGTCCTGGATATAATGTCTAAGAAAGCTGACCCTAGCAAATTTTATGCTAAAAGAAGTATTCCATTACAAAAGTCTGACGATGCACAAAAGGCACATATGCCTAGAGCAGAAGCAAAACCAGACCTACCATTTTAAACAAGGGGAGTTAACGCTCCCTTTTTTTTTTAATTTAAAATTCCTACATTTAAAAAATGCTAATAAATTATGAGAAAGTTACAGCACACTTACAAGACATACGATCAGGAAAAATAAAAGAAGGACTAAGTCTAGGTATTCCAGAAATTGACGAATACTTTAGATTTAAACCCAGTTCATTTAATATTATTTTAGGACATTCTAATACAGGGAAAACTACAATAGTACTTTATTTAATGTTAGCCTATGCAATTAAGCACCATATAAAATGGCTAGTATTTTCTAGTGAGAATGAAGCGTACAGTATAGTAAGAAAACTAGTAGAGTTTCTAGAAGAAAGACCTATACAAGATGTGCCGCAAAAACAATTTGAAAAACACAGTAAATTTATCTACGATCATTTTAAGATTATAGATGCTACTAAGACTTATACTTACAGAGAATTATTAGATTTATGTAAGGTTATAAAAGATGCCTGGAGCTATCAAGGATTACTTATAGACCCTTACAACTCTTTAATAAAAGACCCTAAATTAATTGGTTCTGTAGGGGGTCACGAGTACGATTATCAGGCTACAACTGAGTTAAGAATATTTGCAAAGAAAAACAATATAGCAGTTTGGGTAAACACTCACGCTAATACTACAGCTTTAAGAATGACTCACAGACTTGAACACGAATACGCAGGACACGGAATTCCTCCAAATGCTGCAGACGTTGAAGGAGGCGGAAAGTTTGTAAACAGAGCAGACGATTTTTTAGTAGTCCATAGATATATACAGCACCCTACAG